AGTTCCTAGTGTTGGAGCTACAGCACCTACTACATTTTTTAATAACGCTTTCATATTACTCCTTATCTAAATTTAATGTTCCCTCTAACATTCCATCAATAGAATCAAGAACCCAGTCAGGTAAATCATCCATTAATATATTTTCTTGTTCAGCTTTTTGTAAATGTAAGCTGATTAAATCTTCATATAAACTTCTAAATTGCTCTCTGGTTATCCAAGGTTCATTAGCCTTAGTCCTAGCTTTACAATCTAATCTATATGCTCTATCTAAATCTTTTTCTAAGTAGAGCAGCATTCTAATACCATCTTTTGTAGTTCAATACTTCTTCTACCTACTTGACCAAACCAACGACTATCTTCCATTTGTCTAGCCATTTCTTGCCAGTCATGCGACCTACAAGCTGCTAACATATTTTTAAATTTAGATAATCTTGTAGCACCTAAATTAAAACACATATTAACTAATACTCTTTGTATATCTTCTGGTAAATTATAAAATGCCTCATCTGTTCCAAATACATGTATTGTTTCAGCTAAATGTTTTTTAAAGTCATCTTCAAAATACATATTAACAACTTCTTCAGATACTTTAGTTCCTACTTCCCAATTATACTCAGGGTCTTCAGGTTGACAAAGATGCCCAATCCCTAAAGTTTTATAGCCTAAACTATCCTCGTATATCTCTAACACTTTTCCTTCGTGTCTAGTTATTTCTTCTTTACATAATTCTATGTTCATAAAATATTATCCTCCAAATTCACTATAAGGTAGACCTGTAAAAGGGTCTATCCTATCTGCTGCATTTTCTTTTGTTTTAGGAACATCGTATTCTCCTTTAATTAAACCTCCAGTTACAAAAGTTTTTCTAAAAGCTCCAAGTGACTGTATATTACTTTGAAAAGGGTCTTGTTTATCTTGTCTACCTGTAGTAATATCTGCTACTTCTCTAAATAGTTTACGCCTGTTTTTATCTCTTTCTCTAGCCTTGTCTCTAATATCATCATAAAATGTTGTTCCAGTATATCTTTCAACTAAATTTTTAGTTCCTACAAAAGGTAATTTTCTAGCTCCTGTTTCTAGTAACCCTCTATTATATAAAGTTATACCAACAATATCATTTAATACTGGACCACCTAAATTAGCTGTAGCTACTGCAGGGTTTTGACCATAAGATAAAGACTCTGTAAACCTAACACCATATTCTAAAGGTCCAAGTAATCCTACTCTTTGATAAGCTTTTAAAGTATCTTTCCAAGCATCTTCACCACTACTAATTCTTTCTCTATTTTCTTCACTACTTCTCCAATAATTACTAGCTTTAGCAACATTAGTAGATATAGCAACAAAAGCAGCAACTTTAGGTCCACTTGCATTAGGATTATTTATAGTATCTCTTGCAAAGTTTTTTAATACAGTATTACCAAAAACTGTAGGATATCTTAAAAACTGTGTAAATATATCTACTTTTGGATTTGTCATAAAAGTAGGAACTCTAGCTGCTTCTCTAGATGTTGGTAAAATAATACCATTAGTAAATCTACCAGCTCCTCTAATTAACTGTTCGTTATAAAAAGCATCTTCTTGTTTAGCTCCTGCGTTTAACCAACGAAGACCGTCTTCTACTTCTATACCTAAATCAAAAAGTTCTGAAGTTAAATTTTGAACTTTAGCTGGAGCTGTGTCACTTAAAATATCTGTACCTTCATTTCTAAGTGTGTTAAGTCTTATTAAATTTTCTTGTATTAAATCTTTACCTGTTGAAAAAGCAGCTAGTTGTACAGTTTTAGTCCAAGGAATAAGTAAATTAAATCTATAAAATTGTCTAGCTCTTGCTTTTAAAAATTCATTCTGTAAACCTTCTCCAGATATTCTATTTGTTAAATCTGCTGTAGCTTCATCTACTGCAATAAAAATACTGTTCATTTCTTTTGTAATTTCATCTGGAGACATATTATGTTTTTCTTTTAATATATTTGCTATATCTCTAGTAAAAATTTTATGACCGTTAGCAACAGCAGTTTGCATACCTTTAACAGATGATTTAACAGGGGCTTTACCTAAAGTTATAAAAGCTTCTGATAAGGAAGATAAAGTAGCTAAAGGTAAGTAAGCCATCGCATTAGCTAACTTTGTAGTATCATAAAAACCTTGTATAAGACCGTTATCAAAATAATCTACTTGTCCAGTAACAGATTTATATAAGTTTAATATTCTTTGTTTATCTTTTCTTGTTAAACCTCTACCTCTAACAGATGAAAGTTCTTGGTCTATAGGATTAATAAATCTTTCTATAAATTGTTCTTCATTAGATTTAACATTCATTATAACTTTACCATCCTCAGTAGTTCCTCTAATAGTAACACTTTTACCGGGAAGTAAAAAAGAATTTTTATGTTCAATAGTTCTAGCAGCATTCATGTAATAATTAGTTGTAACTGGAACTAAATCATTAGTTAAATATTTTTCAAACATATTATCATCCATACCTTTAAAAACTCTAGCTTGTGTTAATAATAATGAATGTGAAGAATATAACTCATCTTGTTTATTTAACATGCCTGATATAATATCATCAACATTAGCTTCAGTTATACCTTCAATATTATTGTCTAATAATGCTTTTCTAAAATTAGCTTTATCATCTTCAATAGCTTTTCTATTCCATTGTCTAGGAAAATAATTTTCAATCTTATTAGGTTCAAGTCCTGCTTCTTCTGCTTGTTTTAAAACATCATCAAAAAACTCTCTTAAATTTTTAGCTGTTTGTTTTACCTGTAAACTAGCACCTGTATCATCTCCACCTCTTAATATTCTAATTACAGCTAATTCGTTTTCAGGAGTAATTTTTCCTGTCTTTGCAATAGGAGCTATAGCAGAATCAAAACCTAATTTAAAATTACCTCTTGTGTTTGACAAGTCTTCAAAGTAACTAAAGTCTCTTCTTCTTAATGTTCTTTGCCCTATGTTTTTACCAAACTCTTCACTAAATTTATTACCTAGTTCTCTAGCTGCAGGACTAAACTCTGATATTGTTTTTAAAATTCTAGTAGGATTACCAACTGTATTTGCTAATAAAGTATCGTTTGCTTTTCTAGCTTTAAATAATATTTCACTACCTGCTGATTTTCTGTATTCATCATTACTATATAATCTACTTAATTGACTATTATGTAATTGATATTTTTGTAATGCTCCACCAAATAATCCACCAGTAAGTGTTCCTAATACAGTAGTTCCTACTAATTCTGGATTAGAATATAATTGTCTTAACCCTGTATTTATTTCTGTATTTTGTCTAAAATGATTTTCTAATCCTGTCCAAGCTCCTACCTCTGCTCCTGTAATACCTGCAGCTTTTCTTATCTGGGATTTACCAATATCTTTTAAATTATTTTTTGCAATAGCTTTACTGGCTTCAATACCTGCAGTAGCTATTCCCTGTCTAGCTGCAAGTGAAGTTCCTCCAGTAACCGGTGTTAAAAAAGCTGCTGTTAAAGCTGTAGGGTCTGTAATGATATCTGTTGCAGAATCTTTTATTAATTCAAAGTATTGTTTAAGACTACCCACATCTGCATTATCAAACTTAGAACGAAGATAAGCATAATCATTTTTTTGTTGTTGAGAAAATTTATTACTTTGAGTAGCTCTATTCATTGCTGAAAATAAATTAAAATCAGAATCTCTTAAATATTCAAAAACATCATCTGATTTTTCACCTACAGACTCTAAAAATCTTTCAGCTACTTGTTGAAACTTTTCATCGTTTTCTAAATCATCAAGGGTATAGCTTCTTGAAAAATTAGAATAACCTGAAAGGTTTCTTGAGTCATTTATAAACCCCATTAATTATCCTCATCATCTTGTCTTTGTTCTGATATACTTGTTCCTACAGCAGCAGCAGTAGCTCCTCCATAGAATATTGTCTTACCTATTGTAGGTAAAAATGCTCTAATGCTGAGACCGGGAATCGCTAACATATTTATTAATAGTTTTGATTGGTCTACAGATTTACCAGTTGTACTCATAGAGTTAAATAAAGCTTTTTGAAAAGGACTTAATTGATTTATATAATCTGCTTTAGCTTTATCTGTTTTAAAACCTTTTTGAATTTGTTTTCCATATTTAGCAACTAAAGGTTTTACTTTATTGCTAGTTAAAATCTTACTAACTATTTTAGGACCTACTATTTTTGTAGTAGCTCTACCAGCTAGTCCTAGTGTTCCAAAACCCGGAATTAACCAAAAAGCATCAGTTATATCTAATTCATCCCCAATGATAAAATCTTTAATAGGTCTAGAAACTTTATCAGTTTCTGCTGGTGGAGTATCATCAGTATTATCAAACTGTGTATTAGACATAGGAGCTTTGTTAAATGATATATTAATTTGTTGTTGTGCTTCTATTTTTTCATCTTGTGACATGTTTGAAGATTTAATATAATTTGTATAGTCATTATATAATACTAAAATTCTAGGGTCATACTCGTCTAATCTGTTTCGCATATCATCTAAATAAAAACTAAAATTAGGTAATAATTTTTCTCTAAGATAACTTGTATCATCACCTTGAATAGAAACAGTTTTTTCTAAATCATAAGCAGTCATCATGGTATCTAATTGACCTGCTCCTTTACCTTCTTTTAATTGCTGTCCTATAAATATAGAAGCAGCATTAATTAATTGTGAATTATTAGTAACATCTCCTAAAGAACTAGCAGCTTCTAAAATAGAATTAGAAATTAAACGAGGTTGATTTGTTATTATACCATCTTTACCAGTAAATTCTTTAAAATTAGGATTAGTACTAATAGCTTCAAAAGCTAAGTCTATATCTTTTTGTTGAAACGCTTTAGGTGTTTTAGGTTCAAAACTAGAAAGACCCGGTAAGTCTACAACATCTCCATTTACTAATAATAATTTTTTTTCTACTCTATCTCCTCCATAACCCGGAATCTTTACATCTACAACTTGAGCTCCCTCTTTAGTAAATTCTAATTGACCGTTTGCTTTCATATCAGATAAAGTTTTAATTATCTCATTAATACTATTACCTTTTTGTCCATAAGCTTCAACAGCTTTTCCTAACTCTCCTATTTCTTTGTAAAAAGGAGTTCCGTAGATAGCATTCTTTGCTTGTTCATCATAAAACTGAGCAGTCTCTTCATTGTTTGTTTTAAAGATTTTTCCTAATCTTTTTATTATAGCTTGTGGTATAGTTCTAGGATTTTGACTTTTACCTATAGTATTATAATTCTTTACAAAATCATCTAGTGTTCCTATATCATTTCCTTCTTGTATTAAATTTTTAATTAACGGAGCTAAAGTTATTGCTTGTTTATCAGCTTCAGCTCTTAACATGTCTCCCGGTAATATATAACCTTTAAATGCATCATCTTCATTTAATTTAGTTTGCCATGTGTCATAAATAAATCTAGAAATATTATCTGTATTAATACCTTCTAAAGTACCTCCAGTATATTCAGCTATATTATTTTTTAAATTATCTCTAGTAGTTAAATAATCTTGATAAGCAGCTAATTGTGGACCTTGTTGCATATGTAATAAGTCTGCTTTTCTTTGTATATTATCTTGAACATTATTATAAATATTATTTACAAACCCTGCAAACACATTAGTTTTTAAAGCTTCACGAGCCATTCTTTTGCCAGTTTTTTCTCCTCTTTTTCTTGCATCATCAAGTTGTTTTTGTGCAAAAGCTAACTGACTATCATAATCATATCTTGCCATTTTATTGTCCTCTACTTAGTAAACTAGGTTCTTCTTCAGTTCTTTCTAATAAACTTGTTGGAAGTTCTGCTTGTTCAATTTGAGCTACAGTTTCTTCAGGAACAACTCCTGCTGGAATAACACCTGTATCTCCCATTTTTGCTTTAGCTACTGATGCTATATTACGAGCTTTTTCTTCTAACATAGAATCACCATCATCTGTATCATCCTCATCATCTATTCTATATTCTATATCTGCTTTTTCAGCTAGTGCCATCATAACATAAATTAAAGGTTCTATTAACATCATCATTAAATCAGGATTCCATCTACCATCTCTAAAACCTACATAAGTTATTTGCATAACTAAATCTAAGATAGGAACTCCATCAGATACTGCAGCCATTAAAGACATGTAAGTATCTTTTTCTAATAATTGTTCTACAGTATAATCTAAAGCTTCTTTAAATTCTACAAATTCAGGAGCTCCTTCAAAAGGTCTAGGCTCATCTGGATTAGATGTTAAAGATTGACCCGGTATTGAATTACCTTTATTTACAAAAGCGTCTATTGCTTCTTGACTATATTGTTCTTGCATTTTATTATGCTCCTATTGGTGTGTATTGATTTCTTGCAAACTCATTCATATAAGCTTCATAGCCTGATACATTTGGACTTAATAAATCATTAAGATATTTAGAGTTTGAAAAATTACTAACTAAAAAATTATTCCCTTGTTGTTTTAACATTAAATCAGTTTGTTCATAAACACCGGGAACATTGTTAGACATATCTGCAAAACTAGGAATATCAAGATAAGTATAACTATTATCTATGTTAGGAGTTGTATCTACTCCAGCTAAATTCATAGTTTTATTATATATAATATCATCTACAGATTGTGTTATAGCTTTACCGGGGTCATAATCTTTAATAGTTTCTATACCTTCTTGAACTTTTTCTTGTAAAAAATCTTTAGTTTTATCAAATAAATTTTTATCTTCTTGTATTCTTGACGCTGAAACAATAGTTTCACCCCCTGATTTATAATTTGGTTCTAATAAACTTGCATCATCAGGAACTGGAGAACTAACTTCTACAAAATTTTCAGCATTCATTTCAAGCTCTTTGTATAAAGTATCTGTTAAATTTTCATCTATTTCTGTAGTTAATTTTTCATTAACTTTAGTAAATAAATTTGTTTCTTTAGTAACAGGGTCAGGTAATGCGTAACCTTCTTTTGAAAACATTGACCTTTCATTACCTTTTGTAAATATACCAGTTCTACCTTCACTTAATACAAACCCGTCTCCTTTAGCAAAATTACTTACTCTATCAAAAGCATTTCCGATAGTATCAGTAACAGTAGTATATACTTTACCAGCAAATGTACCTGCTTTGTGTATCATATTTAAAGTGTGTCCTAAAGCTTTTGCACCTATACCTGATTTACTAAGTAAATTAGCAGACCATTGTCCTACTGTACCTAGTGCTGAACCTGCAAAACTAGATAAAGCTCCCATAGCATAAGGCATTAAAAACATCATACCTATTTGTCCAACTATGCCAAGTTTTCCAAAAGCTTTTCCTACTTTACTAAAAACTTTTTTAACTCCCTTACCTATTTTCTTTACAGTTTTTTTAACACCTTTCCAAATTTTACTTAAAACTCCCATTTATTTCTCCTAATCTGTTCCAAATATTCTATTAATAGTTGATGAAGCACTTGTAAAATTACTTGACCAATATTTTGCAGCGTCACCTTCTGCACTTGCTGCAGCTATCATAGCTTGTAGTTTTCTATTCGCTGCATTTTCTCCTGCTCTAAAATCATAATCAGCTTGGTCTCTTAATTCTTGCCATAAAAATGATAAAGCTGATGAAGTAAGTCCAAAAGCATTTTGAACATTTTGTTGATTGGCTGCATTTTGAGCAGCAGTATTTGCTGTATTAGATTGTCTTCTCCATGTTACATTAGATTGTATTACAGCTTGTTCATTTGCAGCATTCCATTGTTGTCTATTAAAATCTAATTGTGCATTAAATTGATTTACTTGATTTAAAATAGCAGCATTAGCTCTGTTTATTTCAGTAACTCTATTTGCATCTCTAGCAGCAGCAGCATTTTGTTGTTGAGCATTAAACTGTGCTGATGCATTTAATTGAGCTGTATTAAACTGTTCAATTTGTGTTGCTAAACTTGCCATAAATTGTTGAGTTTGATTTTCACTTGTAGCATTAAATTGTCTAGCAGCATTTTCAGAAGCTTGATTAGATAATAATCTTTGTTGTTCTTGTTGAGCTTTTAATACTGTAGCTTGTTGTTCATTGTTTAAATTAGCCATATCAATAGCTAAAAAGTTTTTAGCATTTTGTATTTGTGCTTGTTGATTAAAATTAGCTTCAGCTAAATTAGCTTGAGACATAAGAACTGCATTTTGTAATATAGATTTTTGGTCATTACTAGCTTCTGCTAAACTTACAGTTTGTAAAAATTTACTATTAGCTATTTCAGTTTGTTGGTCAGCACTAAACTGTGCCATATTTAAAGTAAATACATTTTTAGCATTTGTTAAAACTGCTTGTTGTTCTCTTTGTGCATTTGCTTCTGATACTGCAGCTTCTATGTTTCTTTGTTGGCTTACACTTTGTTGTATAGCTTGAGCATTACTTTGAGCTAAAGGTATAGCACTTTGTATAATAGCATTAAATAAATTATCTCTACCAACACTAGAAGCACTTAGTCCTCTTCTGGCTAACATAGCTTCAACACTAGCAACAGCAGGTTTAGCCCAGTTAGGTATTTCACCTTCTTCAATACCACTTAATAAACTATCTAACTGATTAGATACTAAAGCTTCTTGAGGTAATCCTTCTATTATACCTCTTTGTTGTTCTGTAAACTCTGTTAGTCTAGCTTCTAAAGCTTGAGGGTCACTACCAAGCTCTGCTATATCTTCTTCTGATAGACCTACATTTCTTAACTGTTTTTTAGCTCTAGTAACTCTAGCTAAATCTGTACCAGCATTTCTAGCTGCAGTTGCTTTTGCTTCAGGACTTAATGTACCTACGACTCTATCAGCTACTGCTCCTTCTTGAATAGTAACATCAGCACCTTCTGTAGGAGCAACTCTTTGAACTCCAGCAGCTTGAGCTATAGCACCATCAGATAATTGTCCTTGTGCAGCATCAATTTCAACATCAGTATCAACTCTAGTTGCTACCATCTGAGAAGCTTCTAATTGTTCTGGAGTTTGTGCAGTAGCAGCATCCATTGTGGTTACTTGTTCTGGAGCAGCTTGTTGTATAGTAGTAGATTCTACAGGTGTAGTAGCATCCATTTGAACTGTATCTGCAGTAGTCCCCTCCATAGAAATTTTTTCTGCTTCCATTTGAGGAATAGTTCCAGTAGCAATATTACCAGCAGCTATGTCCTGTGCAGTTCTACCAGTATCTATAACTCTTTGACCTCTTTCAGATTCAAAAGTATCTTGAAGATTTGTAGTAGTTCCTACACCAGTCCCTGCACCACCTGTATTACCTGTACCACCTGTACCACCTGTATTACCACGACCATCTCCATTTCGTTCTCTATTTCGATTAGAAACATTTATTTCATCCTCTAATCTTTGTATAGACATTTCATCTTTTCTAGGGTCTTCAACCCTTCTACCTATTTGATATCCTACTCTACCACCTGTACGCATGTCTAGTCTACCACCTGTAGTATATTTTTGTCTATATTTTTTCTTTTTCTTTTTAGCCATAGTCTATCCTATTTTACTTTACTTCAAAGAGTTTGTCAACCTTTTCATGTAATTTTTCTACTCTATCCATTAGAGTATTCATATCATCTTTTAATTCTTGTTTAGTTACATAGTCTCTTGCAATCTCTTCACGAGTTTTGTTTAAGAGTATGTCAATCCGTTTAGCCTCTGCAGTATTACCACGAATACCATAAAGCACGGGAGCTAACACCAAAGTTATAAAGATGTTCCAAAATAAATAAGGTGTTAGTTCCATAACTAGCTAAGTACTTTAGTTACGCTAGTAGGTGTTACTTTTTCAGCTATCTCAGCATCTAATTTAGCTTTCATAACTGTAACAGTATCAGCAGTAAGTGCTGTTTCGACCCAACCTTGAACATCACTAGCTTTTAAGCTAGACCATTCTATAAAGCTTGAAAGGTCTGAAGTGTCA